ACACAAAAGAAGAACTTGAAGGCACAGCAAGACAAGACATACGTGACTCAATTGACCTAGCAGATCAAACATTTGTTGGTGTTGTTCAGGCTCGTCCAGAGTCAAGCGGTGCTGTTGAAGCCAATGGCGGAGACGCAGGTGGACAGTTACTAATGTTCACAGTTGACTTAGACTAAGTTCTATACTATAAATAAGGGTGTAGTGCGTATTGTGCTACACCTATTATGATGGCCCAACAGGGCAAAACCATATAAGGAGATAAAAATGGTAAAATCAATGATAGCCGCACTCGTAGCGGTGTTTGCGATTACTTCGGTAGTCGAAGCACGAGAACAAATTAGTATTGTTGGATCATCAACAGTATATCCCTTTACAACAATTGTTGCAGAGAAATTTGCACAGCAAGGAAATCCAGCCCCTATCGTAGAATCAACTGGTTCTGGTGGTGGTATGAAATTATTCTGTGCAGGTATTGGATTAGAACATCCTGATATTACTAATGCATCACGTGCTATGAAAGATAAAGAAGAAGCTACATGTAATAAAAACGGTGTAGCATTTACAGAATTTGTCGTAGGAAATGATGGACTTGCATTTTCAAATTCAAATGAAGCATCTTCATTCTCTATCTCAATAGCTCACATTGCTGCAGCTTTAGCTAAAGAATTACCAGGTGGTGGAATAAATCCAATTTCAAACATATCTGAAAATAAATTAATGACTTGGGACCAAGTAGATACGTTCGTTGCTTCAACAATGGGAACTGCTAAGATAGGTCTTCCTGTGCAACCTATTTCTATCATGGTACCTCCTCCTACTTCTGGAACAAGAGATGCTATGGGTTCTTTGTTTATGAAGAATGGTTGGAAAAAGCTAGGATTATATTCTGGTGACACAAAGAGTGGATATAAAGTATTAAGAGAAGATGGTGTTGCAATTGAAATGGGTGAAAATGATAATCTTATTGTAGAAAAGTTAGCAGCAGATCCTGTTGCATTCGGAGTATTTGGTTATTCTTTCTTTGATACTAATAGAGATAAAATTCAGGCTTCTGTAATAGATGGAGTTGAATTAAATTTTGACAATATTGCATCATACAAATACCCAGGAGCTAGACCATTATTCTTTTATGTTAAGAATGATCACATTTCTGTTATTCCAGGCATGATGGAATTTATGGAAGAATTTATTTCAGAAAAAGCTATGAGTATTGATGGATATTTATTTCCAGCAGGACTTGTACCTTTATCTGATGAAGATTTTGCAAAACAACAAGATGCATTAGCTTCTGTAAAATAAATTAAAAAAAATAAAATATTACCTGCTTTAATTGTATAAATAAGCTAAGAAACATCTATACAATTGGAGCAGGTAATGACACAACTAATATCCCCACAAAAATTTACAAACACAGTTGGCCTTTTAAGGTCATTTTTTTTGGACAAAGGTTTTCTGGAAGTCCATACTCAAAACAGATTAAGCATACTAGCAGCATGTGAAGATCCTTTTAATGTTGCAACATATAATTATGCAGGAAAGGTGTGGCCTTTACCACAAACAGGTCAGATGTGGTTAGAACACGAATTATTAAGTAAACCAGATAGTGAAGGTTTCTTCTGTGTATCTACATCTTATAGACAAGAACCCAATGCAATACCAGGTAGACATGATATAATATTTCCAATGTTTGAATTTGAAATGCCTGGGGATATAAATGATTTAAAATCTATGGAATACGAATTAGTAGAATATTTAGGATTTAGAAAACCGGAAGAGAGAACATATGAAGAATGGCAGAAACATTATGGTATTGAAGGTGAGCTCGAAGCTGAACACGAAACTAAAATGTATGATGAATTTGAAACTACTATGATTACAGACTTTCCGGAATTTACATCACCATTTTGGAATATGAGTAGATATGATGATGGTATACATTCAAAAAAGATTGATGTTATACTAGGTGGTATGGAAACCATAGGTTCTGCAGAACGATCAACAAATGTAGATATGATGAGAGATACATTTCATACGATAACAAATGGTGCTTATAGTGAATTACTATTTAATCTATTTGGAAAAGATAGAGTGGAAGAAGAATTAGAAAAATTCTTAGAGTTTGATTTCTTCCCGCGTGTGGGTGGAGGAATTGGGATTACAAGAATGATTCCAGCACTCGAACACATACATAAAATATAATAAAAAATTAAAAAAGATATTTACATTGCATATGAACTGTGATAGAATAATAATATGCAGTTTTACACAAATGTTAGTAGGTATGGTAATTCTATTCTTTACAGAGGTTATGACCATGCTGGAAAAAAAATCATAAAAAGAATTCCCTATAAACCGAAACTTTTTATAAAATCAAAAAAGAAGACTCAATGGAAATCATTGCAAAATGAGTATGTAGCTCCAGTAGACTTTGGTTCTATGAGAGACGCTAAAGAATTCGTTGATAAGTATAAGTATGTAGATAACTTTAAAATATATGGTCACTATAATTTTATACATCAATTTATTACTGAAGCCTTTCCTAGAGAAATTGAATTCAAAAGAAATATAATTAATGTAGTTTCTTTTGATATTGAGGTAGCATCTGATGAAGGATTTCCTTATCCAAGCGATGCTAATCAACCAGTAATTTCAATTGCATTAAAGTCTAGTCTAAAAAATATATATTATGTATGGGGATTAAATGATTATGATAAATCTAAATCCAATCATAACATATCCTATATTAAATGTGATAGTGAAGCAGAGTTGTTAAAAAGTTTTATTGAATATTGGAGTGAGTTTGATAGAACTCCAGATATCATAACTGGTTGGAATGTTAGATTTTTTGATATTCCTTACTTAATTAATAGAACTTATAAAATCCTAGGAGCCGAATATGTAAAACGATTTTCTCCTTGGGGTCAAGTAGATCATCGTACTGTTAGAAAACAGAATAAAGAAAATGATACTTACATACTAAAAGGTATTGAAACTTTAGATTATTATGATTTGTTTTTAAAGTTTGGGTATACCTATGGTCCACAAGAATCATATAGATTAGACCATATAGCTAATGTAGTTCTTGGTGAAAAGAAATTATCTTATGAAGATTATGGATCTCTTCGCAATTTATATAAAGAAAACCATCAACTCTTTATTGATTATAATATTAAAGATGTAGAATTAATCGAAAGATTAGAAGAAAAGATGGGATTAATTACACTAGCTCTAACTATTGCATATAAAGGTGGAGTAAATTTTAATGATACTTTTGGTGTAACTTCAATATGGGATTCAATAATTTACAGAAGTTTAAATACTCAAAATATCGTTGCGCAAATAGAGACAAATCCGGATAGAGTAAAAACAACTTTTGCTGGAGCTTATGTTAAAGATCCACAAGTAGGTATACATGATTGGGTAGTTTCTTTTGATTTAAATTCGCTATATCCAAATTTAATTGTTGAATATAACATGTCTCCAGAAACCCTAGTTCATACAGGAGAAGATTTTAAATCTGATGTAGATCATTATTTAAATGATAAAGCTAAAACTTTAAAAGCAGTAGAACATAATGTTACAATGGCCGCAAATGGGTCTACATATTCAAAAAAATCAGAAGGTATGATTCCTAAGATCATTATTGATTATTATGAAGAACGTAAATCAGTAAAAAATATGATGATAGCAGCTAAAAAACAATATGAGATAGAAAAAACAAATGATCTTGATACTGAAATAAATCAACTAGAAAATAAACAAATGGCCATTAAGATCTTGCTTAATTCACTATATGGCGCAATGGGTAACAGATGGTTTAGATACTATGATCTTAAAATAGCCGAAGGTATAACTCTTTCAGGTCAACTTGCGATTAGATGGGCTGAAAAGGCAATGAATAAATCTTTAAATAAGTTGATGGAAACTGAAACTGATTATGTTATTGCTATTGATACTGATTCACTATATGTTAACTTTGGTCCATTAGTTGAAAAGTTTAAACCTAAAGATCCCGTAAAATTCTTAGATCAAATTTGCAATGATCATTTTGAGCCTAAGTTAGAAAAGTCATATAAAGAACTTAATTATAAAATGAATTGTTATAAATCAAGAATGGTTATGGCTAGAGAAGCAATTGCTGATCGTGGAATATGGACCGCAAAAAAGAGATATATATTAAACGTACATAATAATGAAGGTGTACAATATGCTGAACCTAAACTTAAGATTATGGGTATTGAAGCAATTAAATCTTCTACACCGCAAATAGTTAGAGATAAACTTAAAGAAGTATTTAAGATACTTGTGAATGGTAGTGAAGAAGCTACTCAAAGGTTTATAGAAGATTTTAAAATAGAATTTAAAAAGCAACCTCCAGAAAATATTTCATTTCCTAGGTCTGCTAACAATGTTAATCAATTTAAAGATAGACATAAAGTATATAAGAAAGGTACACCTATTCATATTCGTGGATCTATACTTTATAATAAACTATTAAATGATAGAGATTTAACAAATAAGTATGAGTTGATATCAGGTGGTGATAAAATAAAATTTGTATATTTAAAAGTTCCAAATCAAATAATGGAAAACATAATATCATTTCCTGAAGTATTACCTAAAGAATTTAAATTACATAATTATATTGATTATGATCTTCAGTTTGAAAAAACATTTACTGAACCTATGAAGATTATATTAGATGCTATTGGTTGGAAAGTAGAAAAGGTGGCATCATTAGAAGATTTTTTTATATAAGGAGGAAGTATGTCTGATAATTGGGCAAATGATATTAGTAAGATGCATCTAAAGTTTGGTGTTACGAAATGGGTACAAGCACAACAACAATCTGATGCTGATAAATCTATCTTAAATGAATTTTTAAAATTTAGAATGAAAATGATTCAAGAAGAAGTAGATGAAACTAATAATGCTATAAATGATAAAAATCCAGAAGAAATTGTTGATGGATTAATTGACATGTGTGTATTTGCTATTGGTACATTAGACGTATTTGGAATAGATGCAAATAAAGCTTGGAATGAAATTCTTAATGCTAATATGTCAAAAGATGTTGGAATAAAAGAGTCAAGACCTAATCCATTTGGATTACCTGATTTAATAAAACCAAAAAACTGGGAAGGGCCCGAACATAATGACAATCATGGAATATTACCTAAAGCCCTTTAATAAAAATTCTTTTAAATGAAAAAAACTATTTACATTGCTTTTAAACTGTGATAGAATTATATTATGGAATACTCACTAACATTATTTAAAAACATATATGATAATAAAACTCATAAAAGAATGGATTTTCCAACATGGGATCTATTTGAAAGTTTATTATATGGCTTATCACAAAAGCCTGGAAAGAAAGGAATAGATTATGATAGAAACGGTACTAGTTCTCCTCTTATTAGTCCTGCTACTTACACACCCGATAGTACACGCGCTAATAAAAATGTCATTAATTGGAGTGGTTGGGCTGCTATTGATGTTGATGATCATAACCTTGACAACAGAAACCTCGAGCAGCAACTTGCTCAGCGATATGGAAACTACTACTATATTTGCTACAGTACAGCTAGTTCAAGAAAAGATAACCCAAAGTTTAGGCTTGTTTTTAAATTATCTGAACCAATTGTAAACAGACAAATAAAACATTTTTGGTATGCATTAAATACTGAGTTTGATAATCTTGGTGATAGACAAACTAAAGATATGTCTCGTATGTATTATGTTCCAGCTCAATATCCTAATGCATATAATTTTATATTTACAAATAAAGGTTTTGCTATAACTCCAGAAATACTTATGAACAAACATCAATATATTGAAAAAGAAGATAATGATTCTTTCTTTGATCGTTTACCTAAAGCAATGCAAGAACAAGTTCTTCAGTATATGGAAGATAAGATATGGGACGAAAAAGTTAATGCTGAATGGACCAGTTATCGAGATTGTCCTTTCTTTCCAAAAAAACTAGCATCAGAATATATGGCTATAGGTGAAACAGGGTGGTATCATAAAATGTATCAGATTATGGTTGCAACAGCAAGTAATGCTATAAGAAAAAAATATCCTATAGAACCAGATGAAATAGCAGAGTTATGCAGACAATTTGATAATGATAATGGTCAGTGGTATAAAAATAGGCCATTAGAAACAGAAGCAGACAGAGCTATAGAATATGTTTATAGAACTTCAATTTAATGGTTTACTTTAACAATAAAATAGTATATAATAAAACTAGGAGATACATATGAAAGAATCGCTAAGAGTATTACAAGAATGCGCTGAATTACAAACTAAGAAATCTCAAGATTATCAGAATGATGGATCCAGTGTAGTACAAGCTATGCATTATCGCAGAGGTATAGATACTATCCATGATGTTATACTCGGCAAATTACATAGAGCAACTTCATTATTAGAATCACATAATTCACCAAACTTTGAATCTTTAGAAGATACTTATAAAGATATAATTAACTATTGTAGTTTTGCAGTATCATATTCTCGTGGTAAGATGGAAGGCCAAGATCCTACAAGAGATATTTTTAATAAGAAAAAGAAATCTAATGCTACCAATAATTAGTACATCATATATACGTAAACATTTTATAGAACAACTGCAAAATAAAACTTTTGCTATTGATAAGAGTGGTCAAAAAACTATTGAATTGATCGGCGCTTCATTTATAGCTGATGAACCAACAATATTTGGAACTGTAAGTAAACAATATGTACAATCTGAAATAGATTGGTACAAATCTATGTCTACAAATATCGTTGACATATATGGCGATCATCAAGATCCTCCACAAGCTTGGAAGATATCTGCCAATAAGCATGGTGAAATAAATTCTAATTATGGCTTATTATGTTTTTCACCTAAGTACCACAACCAACTATCAAATGCTTTAGCAGAACTTATGCGCAATAGAGATACCCGCAGAGCAACAATAATTTATAACAGGCCTTCTATATGGGCTGAATATAATGAAAATGGTAAAAATGATTTTATATGTACTAATGCTGTAACATATTATATTAGAAATGATAAAATACATTGTGTAGTTCAAATGAGATCCAATGATGTTATTTATGGTTATAAGAATGATTTTGCATGGCAACAATTTATGCATCATGAAGTTATCAATTTATATAATGAATCTTTAGATAGTGATGAAGATGAATTAGGTACAGGATTTATGCATTGGCAAGTACAAAACTTGCATGTTTATGAAAGACATTTTCATTTAGTAAAGGAAGAAGTATAATGAATATTTTTATATTAGACGAAGACCCTTATCGTGCAGCTCAAATGTTGTGTGATAAACATATACCCAAAATGATTGTTGAGTCAGCTCAAATGCTAAGCACTGCTCATAGAATGTTAGATGGTAAACCTGAAAAAAGACGTTCTAAATCTGGTAAAACAATTCAAACTTATTATTCTTTTGAAGATGGTAGAGAAAGTTTTTATTATGCGGCAGTACATAAGAACCATCCGTGTACTACATGGACGATTCAATCTAAAGAAAACTATAAGTGGCACTATAAACATTTTGAAGGTATGTCTAAAGAATATACCTTTAGAAGAGATAAAGTACATGCTACATGGGAAAAGTTAGGAGAGTTATTACAAAGGTCACCAAAGAATATTCCAGATATTGGACTGACTGAGTTTGCTCAAGCTATGTCGCATTATCCAGATTGTATAGTTCCTGGTGATGCAGTGCAAGCATATCGAAATTATTATCATACAGCTAAACCTTTCGCTGAATGGAAATGGAGACGAACAGCTCCAGATTGGTGGGAAGGTTACAAAGGAACAGCGTGATTATTAATACTCTGATGAAGAATTGGAAATGGCAAGAAAGATACTTAGATTTAGCTGAAGAAATTTCGAAATGGTCTAAGGATCCTTCAACTCAATGTGGAGCAGTTGCAGTTGGTGATAAAGGTCAAATATTATCTCAAGGCTACAACGGATTTCCTAGAGGTATTAATGACAATCTAGGTTTGTTAAAAGATAAAAAATCTAAATATGATAGAATAGTTCATGCTGAAATGAATGTAATATATAATGCATGTTATAATGGAACTAGTCTAGATGGAGCTTCTTTATATATTTATGGTTTACCTTTATGTTCTAAATGTTGTCTCGGAGTAATACAAGTTGGAATAGAAAGAGTTGTTATGAGAGCACCAAAGCTTCCAGAAAGATGGTCTGAATCTTGGGAACTATCTAAAAAATTATTATCAGAAGCTAACGTAAAATTTGATTTACATTAATAAAAAAGTATGGTATAATAAATTATGAATAGAGTGATTGTTATAGGACATAGTCCTAACCCTAATAAAACTGCTGAAACCTCACCGACACTAGGTAAGTTAAAAAAATGGATGACTAGTGCCGGAGTATATGAATACGATTTTGTAAATTTGGTTGATGAATTTATACCAAATCTAACTCTTAAAAAAGTTACATTAAATCCCGGCAGTCTTAAAAAATATAAACGTAGAATTACATTAGGAAATTTAGCTGATGTATATTTAACAAGAAATAAAGTTAAACATTTTAAAGCACCACATCCATCAGGTCTAAATAGACAATTCAATGATAAAACGTTTGAGCCTAAAGTTATGAATAATATAAAGGAGTATCTTAATGAAAATAGGAATAGGTAAATTAGGAAAGTCAGTTGGCTTTAATAGCAATAACTGGGGAGCTGTAGGAGGTGATAATGAAGCCCCTATACTATTTGAAAATATTATACATAAAAATCCAGATCATACATTTGTTTTTATAGGTGTAACTGATTACGATAGATTATCTTCATCAGAGCAGCAAAGAATAAACAAACATAATAATGTAATAAATCCATGGTCTAGCTTTTCTCAATGGAAATCTCAAACCTATAAGAGTGGTGATAATAAATCAGATGATAGACAAAGATATATGGAAGAGGTTATTATTCCAAATTATAAAGTTGATAAATGTTTGTTTATGATGGGCAATGCTTCTACATTAAATGTTAGAGGTAAAGTTAGAAAAATTAAAAAGCCATCTGAACTTTGCAATCCTTTAGATATGCATGCTAAATACGCAGGACCTGTTATACATTTTCTTAATGAAACACAATCTCCATGGATAATGATATTAAATGATCCTAGATTGTTTCCAGGAGTTGGAAAAGATATGTTTAATCCTCCAATTAAAGTTTTGTCTCAATATGATGAAACCATATTACATAAAATTCATACTTCATACACTGATCATAATATCATAGAAAATAAAATACCTAGTGAATATGCTAAAATGGAAACTATATTTTTAATTGGTAAAGACAGAGGGCAGTTTATAAATGAAGCTCCAAGTTCTTTGGATAGTTTCTTTGATGATTCTCCAGCTGAGACTACAGAAAAAGATATAAAATTTATGATAGTTTGCAATGAAGGTAGACCATCAAGATATAAAGATTTAAAGAGATATATCTTAGATCATGTTGAAGATGTAGACATATATGGAAAATGGAATGAAAATATATTAAGTAAGGATTCAAGGTTTAAAGGTCCTAAAAAATTTAATGAATTACAATCTATGTTACCTCGAGTAAAATATACATTTTGTATTCCAATCAAAAAAGGTTGGTGTACTGCTAAGTACTGGGAAATGTCTCATTATGGCATTATACCTTTCTTACACCCTACATACGATGAACAACATAATATACCATGTCCGGATATTTTAAGGATTAAAGATTCTAAAGATCTTTTTGATAAAATTACATACTTAGAAAATGATGATGTTGCGTACGCCAAATTAAGAATTGAACTAGATAACATTATACTAGATGGATATTACAATGGTAACTATTTAAATGGAAAGGTTATGAATGAGCTCGCTGTGCTTTGATTTAGATGATACAATATGTTTTCCTAATCACGAATATTCTGATGCTGAAAACAAATATGGTAAAGCAAAACCTAATTTGCCAGTAATAAAAGCTATGCAAGACTTATATTTAAAAGGTAATAGCATAATCATATATACTGCTAGAAGAATGTTAACTCATAAAGGTGATCTAAATAAAATAGAAAATGAAGTAGGTAATCTTACTAGAACTTGGTTAACATATTATAATGTTCCTTATGATGAATTGATATTTGGTAAACCATATGCTGATATTTACATTGATGATAAAGGATTAGATTTAAAGGATTTGGATAAATGGGTAAATTCAATTTAGTTATACCTGCAGCTGGAGCTGCTACAAGATTAAAACCACTATCTTCTAATATGTCTAAAATTATGGTTAGAGTTAATGGTAAACCATGTTTAGATTATATTATTGAAGCTGTGAATGGTAGTGTAGAAGAAATAGTTATAGTTGATGGTAAGTTTGAAGATATTAGAGAATATTGCAAAATAAAACATCCTAGAGTAAAATTTGTAAATCAACCAAAGTTGAATGGTCCTAGAGATGCAATAAATATTGGTATAAAAGAATTAAAACATCTTGACAAGCCATTAGTAGTTTGGTTAGGTGATGCTATTATTTTAGAAAAAGATTTACCATTAGGTGAAGACTTTTTATTAACTAAAGAAGTAGAGGATCAATCTTCTTGGTGTATGTGGGATGGCATGCAATATTATAACAAGCCTAAATGGTATATTGATGATGCTGTTGCTTTAGTTGGATTATATTCTTTTGCATATGGGCCAGGTGCAGCAAAGGCTTTCGACGAAACTAATGAATACGATATATCACACGCTTTAGAAAATTATGCTGAAGAATGGGGATCTTTTCAAAAAATAATAACAAATGAATGGTATGATATAGGTGATCTTCCTACATATTATAAAACATGTGCAGAACTTTTGAATTTAAAAAGTAGAGCTTTTAACAATTTACAATTTAATGCAGAGCTTGGAACCATTCGTAAAACGCCAGATTATCATAATGAACACTCAATATCAACTTTAAAAAACGAAAAGTTATGGTATGAAAAATTAAGTCCAGAACAATCAATGTTTGTTCCTAGAATATTGCCGCATAATACTGATTTAATAATGTCATATGAGTCAGGAATATTGTTATCAGATTTAATGCTCTATGAAAACTTACCTTCATCAGTATGGGATTATATTTTAGAAAAAATATTTACTATAAAATTAAAATATTTTAATGATCCTGTTAATAATTCTGAGTTAGTTAGTCAGTTTAGTAAGAGATCTTTAAGTATGTGGTTATATAAAAGCCAAAAAAGATTAGAAGACAATGAGGCATTTACTAGACTAGAAAAAGAAAAATTAACTGGGTTTGCAAGACAGATACATAAAAAGACAAAACCCATAGAAGTTCATCATGGAGATTTTCATTTTGGCAATATATTATACAATCAATATACTGACCAATTTAAGTTAATAGATCCTCGAGGAGAATATGGAAATGTCATTGGAACCATCGGAGATAATTACTATGATTGGGCTAAGTTAGCTCATGATTTACATTTTGGTTATTCATCAATAGTTAATGACGTTCCACTTAATAGGGTTGTTAATACAATTTTCGTAGAAAAACTTATGAAATATAATTTAGATCATGATCTTATTATGAAAGGAGGATTGCTTTTATTAGCAACCTGCATACCATTACACTATGATGATAAAAACAGACAAAAAAGAATGATAAAAAAAGTAAAGGATAGCTTATGATAACATATGGCTCTATAGTTCCTCTTATAGGAGGAGAGAGTTTAGGAATTCAAGAATCTCTTAATGGTCAACAACCAGAATGGGTATTGTCTTATAAAGATTTTGAAGCTAATGACGCTCATTATATAAACTATTTACAAAAACATGGTTGGAAAAATGATTATGTTTTTTTAGATGAAAATAAATCATATAAGCCTAAAAAGGTAGATGTAGTTAATACAGTTTGTCCTTGCGCAGGATTGTCTACATTAAGTACGCACTCTAGCTCAGAAGCGGCAGCTAATAATTGGATGTATGAAACTGCAGAATATGTTTTAGGAAAATTAACTCCTAAAGTATTCTGGGGCGAAAATGCTCCAGGCCTTGGCCAAAAAGTTGGCATACCTGTTGTAGAGAAGCTTAGAAAAATATCAGATAATCATGGCTATACAATGTCAATATATAAAACTCAATCTTTAGTTCAAGGATATTCTCAAGTTAGAAATAGAACGTTTTATTTCTTTTGGAAAGGTAATAAGATACCTTTATTTGATTACATACAAAGACCGAATATTAAGATTGAAGAACATTTAGCTAATGTACCTAATGATCCAAATGATAAAATGAACGTTTTATTAAACACTAATAAACCAAGTGACTATCCTTTGTACAAATATATTTTAGAAGAAATGCATGGAGGAATAAGTCATAAAGAATTTATAGAACAACTTAAACATACTACTAATGCATTTGAATATATTGAAAAACATGATTCATATGATAAGCTTTTATTATGGTTAAAAGATAGAGACCATGAAAGAACTTATAATATGATTGATAGAATGAATACTAAAATTAAAAATGGCCAAAATATAATGAGAAGAACTACAACATTTCCTAAAAATTATATAGGAGCTTTTGTAGGACATTTACCTAAATTACTAACTCACCCAGTAGAAGACAGATACTTAACTATCAGAGAAGCTATGGAGATTATGTATCTACCAAGAGATATGGAATTATTAAATCCATCACAGTACAATCATATATGTCAAAATGTGCCAGTTAAAACTGCAAAAGATATATCAGAACAGGTTAATGCTTTTGCAACTGGTCGATTAGACAATCAATTGATAGAAACAAATTACTTAGTTCAAAATAATAAAAATAAATCTTACGAATATGAAAAAGATAGTTTACAATTAGATGAATTTATGGTATAATAGAATAAAGGAGAATTAATATGGAAAGAAAAAGATTGCAGAGAAATATTTTAATTGGATTAATGTTAGGCTTATCAGGAGTTTTAATAGACATGCACTTAATACCAGGAGGAATTTATTAATGTCAATAATGGATAAATTAAGAAGTAATTCTAAAATAAAAGAAACACAAATACTATCAGAGTCAAAATTTTTTACTGAAGCAGACATGGTACCTACTGATGTACCTATGATTAATGTAGCTTTATCAGGATCTATGGACGGAGGTTTAGCTCCAGGGTTAACAGTTTTAGCTGGACCATCAAAACATTTTAAAACATCTTTCGGATTAATAATGGCAAGTGCATATCTTAAAAAATATAAAGATGCTGTATTGTTATTTTATGATTCAGAGTTTGGTTCACCACAATCTTATTTTGAAAATTTTGATATTGATACTAGTAGAGTATTACATGTACCAATAACTAATGTAGAAGAATTAAAATTTGATATAGTTGGTCAAATGGAACAATTAGATAGAAAAGATAAAGTTATAATTATGATTGATTCAATTGGTAATTTGGCATCAAAAAAAGAATTAGATGATGCTATCAATGAAAAGTCAGTAGCTGATATGTCAAGAGCTAAAGCACTTAAAGGTTTATTTAGAATGTGTACACCATACTTAAATATGAAAGATATACCTTTGGTTGCGGTTAATCATACTTACCAAGAAATAGGATTGTTTCCAAAAGCTATTGTTTCCGGTGGTACAGGAATATATTACTCAGCAGATAATATTTGGATATTAGGTCGCCAACAAGATAAAAAGGGTACAGAAATTCAAGGATACCATTTTGTAATTAATGTAGAAAAATCAAGATATGTCAAAGAAAAGTCTAAGATTCCTATTACAGTATCTTGGGAAGGCGGAGTGCAAAAGTATTCTGGATTATTAGATGTAGCTTTAGAAACCGGTCATGTAGTTAAACCATCTAATGGTTGGTATCAGAAAGATGGTGATGAAAGAAAAGTTAGATTAGATGAGACTATGCTAAAAGAGTTTTGGGATCCTATATTCCAAGAAACAGAATTTAGTAAAATAATTCAACAAAAATATAAAATATGATAGATTTGAAATTTACTACTGCCGGTGATTATATGGAAAAAACTAAAGACTATCAAGAGAATGTAGAATACGAACTTACACCAACCGATGAAAATGAATATGGTTGGAATGTTCGTATCTTAAAAGGTTCTTTTGTTGAAACTGTGATACGTTATGGAAATCTTGCAGCTAATGAAAAAGAAGATCATCTTAGTTTTAGTTTTAAGGTTATACAATCACCGATTGAAGACTTAACAGAAGCTAATGAAGATTTACAAAAAGAAGCAGGTAATATTTTAAACTCTATTATTGAAAGAGGGCTACAAGATGGTAGCATTGTAACAACGGAAAGAAAAAAGAATTGAACGCAAATTTAGAACAAACTATATTAAGAAATATATTAACTAATGAAAAATTTATGAGGAAGGTTTTACCTTTTGTAAAGCCTGATTATTTTGAAGGTGTGTATAGAGTTCTATTTAAAGAAGCAGGAAAGTTTGTTGGAAAATATAATAAACTCCCAACATCTGAATCATTTAAGATTGAGATCGATCAGTCTGAGAACTTTAGTAAAGAACACTATAAACATGCTATAGAAATAATTCCAAATCTTTTTAGTAAACAAAAAGTAGATAATAATTGGTTATTAGATTCGACTGAAAAATGGTGCCAAGATAGAGCTGTTTATAATGCTATAATGGAATCAATAAGAATCATTGATGGTAAACACGATACTTTAACTAAAGGATCATTACCTAATATATTACAAACTGCTTTAGGAGTTTGCTTCGATACTAATGTAGGTCATAGTTACACTGAAAACATCGATGAAAGATATGACTTTTATCATAAAGATGAAAGTAAGATTCCGTTTGATTTAGATTATCTTAATAAAATTACTAAAGGTGGTTTACCTAATAAAACATTA